TTTTGTTATCTAATGCCCAGGCACGTTCGAAATAATTAATATCAGCGTTGAATATAACTATATGGTAATGTGGTCTTAATGTCTGACCTCCATATTCTCCAACGGCGTAATACTTTATAGATTTGTGTTTTTTTCCATGACATTTTCTTAATCTTTTAAAGAACTTTTGAATATCTGTTTTTTTTAACGTCATATAACCCTTAGCGGTTAGTGGTACGTGTTCTGTATCATAGGTTAAAGTTAAGAAGTGAGCGGATATACTCCGCTCTCCTTCCTTAACTAATCGTACTGACCAAGTACTAGCCCTACGTCTTTTACAATTTAAACACTTAGAACAAGGTACGTAATGACCTCCGTTTTCCTCTTTTAACTGGAAAGGGTTTAAACATTGGGTAGACACTAGATAGTTGGTGTTCCGTATTTAGGCATTGGTCTAACTGCCTGAATTTTGTTATATACATGACAATATAAAGGGTCGGTTCCATCTTCTACTGCAAATATACGTGTTGTGTCTGCTGGTTTACATTCAATAAATGTACTATTTAAATTTGGCTCGGTTGCAAAAATGCGACCTAAATGCCAATAATCTAATGTAGTTCTAAATTCACCAGCTACACGAGAAGGCATGTATTTGTATTCAGCGTATCTAGGTACATATCCAAATGTATCATTTGAATTGCTTGAATATGCATATAACTCATTTTTAGTCACTGGTTGTTCACCAATATTAGCAAATGATGGGAAATAATAATCTAAAGTATCATTTTTAAGGAATGTTTTAGGAATTCCTTGTTGATAAGCTGTTTTAGGCATTACAGACATTATTCCAATAATATAGCCATGTTCTTCGCAATAGTAATTGCCACTTTTACCGCTACTAATAGATAAAGCGTGACCAGCCATATTTCCTTGTGGTAAACCACCATCTTCTCCAGTAGTATTTAAGACTTCGCTTATAACTACTGGGGTTTTTACACCTGTTATATATTCAGGGCGTTGTAATCTAGCGTCTGAACTTCTAACTCCAAAATGGCTTAATATACTTTCAATATATCTTGTACCGCCACGGGCGTTCTTTTCAAGCCATTCTTGTAATCGATATGCACGACGTAAATCGTTAATTGTTGTAGGTTCAATATCAACACCATCAGTTTTAGCATATAATCTATCATTAGTAATATCTGCTGCTGGTAATCCTGCAACGTTTACTGATGCTGGAGAACCATTTAGTGTTGTGCCTGAAGCATTGTCATAAAATACTTCTACATTTCCGTCAATACTTCCTAACGGAATATCAACTGCTGCTCCCTTTTGTGCAAAAGGTAATGCAGAAGTAAAGTAATCATGTTCCCAAGCTCTATTCCTTAATGACATTAAGGTAGCTTGATTAGATACTTGTTGACCGTCTGTTAATTTATAATCAACTGGTGCTTGTAAGTTTTGGTCTCTATAATATTCATTGTATATACACTGATAAGCTGCAAATGGTAAAGCATTAATATTTTGAGCTATACCACCAGCAGGTACTGGAGGTACTCCTAAATAATCTGCAGTTTTACCATAATTACCAGTTACTGACCAAAAGTTGCTATAAGTTAAATGAGGAGATACTATACCAGAATTAGCATCTGTAATAAATTTCTCCCAATTTGGCCATAAAATACGATTTGGTACAAAGAAATAGTGCATAGTTACATCCATTCTGTGCATAACTGGTGCAATAAGTGGTGCAAATCTTACTAGACTTTCGCATCCAAGATTAAACTTGTCGCCTGGTACACATTCTAATGTAAGAATTGGTGTCAATTGGCCCATTTGTGTTGATAACTTTACATCATGGGATAAATCAAAGCTGTTTTTTTGTGGCTTTGTTAACTTAATACTGTTGAATAAGTTTTTCATGTTTGTTTTTTGTTTTTAATTGTTTATAAACGGGTTCCACCTCGTGAAATGTAATAAGTGCGAGATGCTTTTCTGTATCCGCCTTTTCTTTTGCGACTTGAACGTCTTTTCATTTTTAGGGTTTTTATTGTTAATAATTAAGGTTTTTTAGATAATGCTCGAAGTAATTGTGCTGCAGTTTGACCAGCTACTCCCATAGCTTGAATTTTTTTCATAAATGCTGCTTCTTGTTCAGCACTTAATTTTTTATATCCTAAAATATCAAATGTTACTGCTAAATTTTTAACTTGTGCTGCAACCTCAGCTTTTCTTGCTTGGGAAAGTTCTGTATTTGCTATTATATTATCTACTTCTTTTTCTGCTTTTCTAGTTTGTGCTTTTATATTCCAAAATTGTGCTTGAACATTAGATTGAACATCAGTTAAATAATCATTTTTTATACGTACTGCTTCCTTTCTATCAATAAAAGTATCTTTTGCAAAAGAAGTATTTACATTTTTCCAATCTGTTTCACTATTGGTTTTTATAGTTTGAGCTTTTATTAATTCACCTTGTTTTTGCATATTCTCTAATTGTAAACGTTGAGTTTCTAATGCATATTGTTTTCCTAATACATTTAATCCCTCTGGGTCAACCTGCGGTGCTACATAATTAGGCGCTTTCGCGTCTGGTGTTTTTATAGGTTGAGCTGTTGTCATTTGACCGTATATAAGATGTGGATTTAAACCAGCATCTTTAAATCTTTTCATTTGTGCATCCGGTGCATTATACATATTCTGTCTGTTCCAGTCTGCTAATGCATCTGCTCTTTGTCTATCGTACATCTCTAAATTTGTACGTTTTTGTTGTCTATTTGTTAATAACTGACTACCTACATTTAGTGCATTTCCTACTAATGCTGCAGTTTTTGCTGCTTTAGCTGCTTTTAATGTTCCTGCTATTGCTTTTCCAGCGGTAATTAACGCTGGTGGTATGATAAATGGCATGTTATAAGGGTTTTATAAATTCGGCCAAATAGGCCTCTTTGTTTGTAATTAGTTATGTTTTTTGGTTTACGCGCCGATTTCGGTCGTTCCAGCGTTGCTGCTTGTTTTTGGTTTTCTGTTTTTTTCGTTTCTGTTGCCATAAACTTTCAGTCGTTTTTTTCTAAACCCCAGAAAGCAAGCTGCTTTCGCCTTTTGGTCGCCTTGGGTCATCCGCTTCGCTACTTCCCTTAGCTCCCTATTGGCTTTCAGCCGCTTTGCTTTTTTCTTAGGGTGGGGGTTTATACTCCTTTTTTTTGTTTTCGTTGACTTGGTGTCAACTAGCACTAATATATCAAGTAGTATTAGTGCTTTGCTGACGCGCTACGCTTGTCTTGCGCTTTGCGCGAGTTGGATTAATCCAACTCACTCAAAACGCCGTTTTGTTCCTCGGAGCTAATATCCGATATTTTTTGTAAATCTGAATGTTTTTTTTCAGATTTCAAAGTTTTTTGTAAACTTTTTAATTCTTGCTGGTATTGTTCAGTAAATTCTTGCCTTTCTGAAAGGTCAAGAGTTCGTAAGTCGGGTAAATCGTTGTAATCGTCACCTTGTTGCCATATTGGTGTTCTTTCACCAGAAATTGGCAATCCTCTTGAATAACGCTCAAGAATTGTGCGAATAGACATAGCCTGGTCTGGTACCGTTTCACTAGGTTCATTATTTACTTCGTAATTACGATTATGAAGTTCACGATTAAGATAAGTTTTTATCATTTTTTAAATTTTTAAATGTTCTTTTTTGTTCAATTTACGTAAACTATCGTAAATTTTTTGTTCGTTAAAAAATTGAAGATTGTTGCCATGTTCTTGGACTAACAAATCTTTTGCTTCGGATGCTTTCTTCTGGAAGTAATAAGAAATTCGTTCCTTCTCGAATTCGTCGTATATCCTCAGCTTGTAATATCTCGCCATTGGGGCTTTTTTTCCATCTAACAAAGGTATGTATACGCGTTCTTCTGCGTTTGCTTTGTGCCATTTTAATGTATTTTCGGTTATATAATTTGAGCCAAGTCCTTTGCTCATTAATGCAAATTCTTTGCTTCTATCATCGTTCTGGTGCATTGGTATTTTGGCTGCTTTTGATATATATTTTAAAGTATAACCGATTGATGCATCGGTTATTGTTCCTACATGTATTTCGCCAATTTTTTTGTTATCTAATGCCCAGGCACGTTCGAAATAATTAATATCAGCGTTGAATATAACTATATGGTAATGTGGTCTTAATGTCTGACCTCCATATTCTCCAACGGCGTAAT